ACCATCGAAGGAGACGTCATGTCGTTCAGCTTCTCGGTTCCAGCAACGCCGTCCGCGGATTTCGCCGCGGCCGCCCAGACCGCCAAGGACAACTACGAAAAGGCCAGCGAGAGCAACGACTACATGCTCACGCAGCTTGCCAGCGGTCTCGCTGACGCTGCGATCAAGGCTGCGGCGGAACTGGTCAGTGATCTTGCCGACGGCAACGTAGTTGCGACGCTGAGCGGTCACTACGCCACCGACGGCAAGAGCGCGTCCAGCGTCGCGGTCGGCATCACAGTCACCCCGGTCGCACCCGCGCCGACTGTTTGATCAGGCCCGGCTGGGGGCTGACTCGTCTCCCCAACGCTTCCGAGCTGGCCGCGTTCCAGACCTGGACCCACGACTCCGCCCTATGTCACCGAGACTCGCCACGCGCTGGGCAGCGCCGGGCTTGATCGAGGTCGAACCGCTGAGCCGTTGCGAGTCGCTGGACCGGTCGGCTCGGTTGATCGTCCGCGTTGTTGTACGGGTCTGGGAATTCCGCGGAGTCTGCGGCGTCACCTTGCTCGATTCGATTCGCGCGCGCCCTGATGGCCCGGTCGCTGCGCAGTGAGCTGCTCGGGCCGGTTGCGGAGGTGCTGAGATGGCTGGTCGCGGTCCCGTAGGCAAGCATTCGAGCGTTCGTGCACGCCGAAACGCGCCGTTGGCGAACACGGTTCAGCTGCCGGCCGAGGGCCGGACGGCGAAGGCGCCGGCGTGGCCGTTGCCGGCGGATCGAGATCTCCGCGCGGCCGTCGAGCTGGCCGAGACCGAAGTCGGCCTGCTTGATGATCAGATCGCGCACGAGGACGGCGAGGCGGCGCAGAAGTTGCGGCGTGAGTGGCGGCGGGCCTGCGCGGTGCTCGAGGTCGCCGAGAACGATCTGCGGATCAGCGAGCAGGAAGAGCTGAAGCTGTGGGTGACGTTGTGGGCGTTGCCGCAGGCCGTGGCGTGGGAGCGGATGGGCTACCTCAATGAGGTGGCGCAGTACGTGCGATGGAAGGTGCGGGCCGAGCTCGGCGAGCTCGCAGCGTCGAAGGAGTCGCGGCTGCTCGGCGATCGCATCGGCCTGACGCCGACCGCGATGCTGCATCTGCACTGGGAGGTCGTCGCGGACGAGCTCGCCAGCAAGCGCGACGAGCCGCCGGTGACTGGCACGCGAGGGCGATCGCCGGCCAAGAAGGCGGCGCCGCGCAAGAAGGTCGATCCCCGGGGAGCGCTAAAGGCGGTGTAGGCGATGGCGGTGTTGATGGTGCCGCCATCCGACTCCAAGCCGTGGCCGACTCTTGGCCCGGACGTCTGCGACCTCCTCGAGGAGCGGTGCGTCCACGGGCCGGGCGACCTGAAGGGCAAGCCGTACACCCTCGACGACGAGAAGCGTGCGCTGCTCTACCGGCTGTACGAGGTGTTCCCGCGCTCGCACCCGCGCGCGGGGAAGCGGCGGTTCAAGCGGGCGGCGATCTCGCTCCGCAAGGGCACCGCGAAGACGGAGCTGGCAGCGGCGATCGCGTTCGCCGAGCTGCACCCGGAGAGTCCGGTCCGTTGCGACGGGTGGCGACGGCAGGGGTCGGCGTGGGTGCCGGTCGGCCGGCCGGTGGTCGATCCGTATATCCCGATGGTCGCCTACACCGAGGAGCAGACCGAGGACCTGGCCTACGCGGCGCTGCTGATGATGTGCCAGCTCGGTCCGGACGCCGATCTGTTCGACTCCGGCCTCGATCGGATCATTCGACTCGACGAGTACGGCCGGGCTGATGGCAAGGCGTCCGCGCTGGCATCCGCGCCGGATGCTCGTGACGGTGCGCGCACCTCCTTCCAGCACTTCGACGAGACACACCGCTTCGTGCTGCCGCGGCTCGTGTCCGCGCATCGGACGATGCTGCAGAACATCCCGAAGCGGCCGATCGCGGATCCGTGGTCGTTGGAGACGACGACCACGCACACGCCGGGCGAGAACTCGGTCAACGAGTCGACGCACGAGGAGGCCGAGGAGGCCGTCCGGCACCCGCGCAAGGCGGATCCGACGTTCTTCTTCTTCCACCGGGAGGCGGCGCCGCGCGAGGACGAGAACCTCGACGACCGCAAGCAGCTCCGCGCGGCGATCCTCGAGGCGTCCGGCCCGTCGATCGCGAAGGCGTGGGAGGACTTCAGCGGGCAGGTCACCGGCATCGCGGGCCTGTACGCGAAGGCGAAGCAGGACGGCGAGATCGCTTACTTCGAGCGTGTGTGGCTCAACCGCCGCCGGTCGAGCTCGGCGCAGGCCTTCGACGTCCTGCGCTGGCGGGCGTTGACGATCCAGCGCGGCATCCCGTTCGGCGACGCCATCACGCTCGGGTTCGACGGGTCGCGCTGGAATGACCGCACGGCGTTGGTGGCCACCCATTACGCATCGGGGTGGCAGTGGCCGATCGGCATCTGGGATCCGGCCGACACCGGGGGCGAGATCCCGCGCAGTGAGGTCATCGCCACCATCGATGACACGTTCGAGCATTTCAACGTGATCAGGATGTACGGCGACCCGGCGCAAGGCTGGACCGACGTGCTCGCGGACTGCTCGAGCAGACACGGCGTGCGCCGGGTGCTCGAGTTCTTCACCGACTCGCGCGGCCTGCGCCGCACGGCCGACGCGATGCGCGACTACGGGCAGGCGATGCGCGCCGGCGAGGTCACTAACTCCGGCGACGAGGTGATGGCCGAGCACATCGGCAACGCCCACAAACGGTTCATCAACCTCCGTGACGTCGACGGCGAGCGGATGTGGGTGATCGAGAAGGAACGGCCGGACTCTCCGGCCAAGATCGACGGCGCGATGGCCGGCTCACTGTCCTGGACGGCGCGGCTCGACGCGCTGCAGGGCGGCGAGGGCGAGCAGCTCGCCACGTACGGATTCGCCTACGTCTAAACCACCACGACAGAGAGGGGCCCGCCGTGTCGGAGCCGATGGACCCCTCGTTCATGAATGACGAGACCAAAGAGGCTCAGGCCCTGGTCATGGAGCTTTCCCAGCAGCTGCATTACCGGCTGGGCGAGATCCAAACCAACCAGCGCTACTACGACGGCCAGCAGCCGCTGAAGTACGCGACCATCGAGTACCGGAAGCACTTCGGCAAGCAGTACGCCGGGTTCAAGGACAACTGGTGCGCCCCGGTCGTCGACACGACCGCCGAGAAGCTGACCGTCGCCGGCCTGCGTCTCGCGGCCCAGCCTGACGAGAAGAGCGACGGCAGTGGCATCGCCCGCACGGCCGACCGGGACTTCGCTCGCACTTGGGAAGCCAACGAGTGCCCGGCGCAGTCGTCGCAGGCCTTCACCGAGGCCTGCATCTCCAAGCGTGCGTTCGCGCTCGTGTGGGGCGATGGCGACGGGACGGGCGTACCGGACATCACTTTCGAGACCGCTGACGAGGCGATCGTCGGCTACGAGCCCGGCTCCCGCCGGCGCCGCAAGGCCGGCCTCAAGCAGTGGACCGACGGCAAGAACGACTACGCCACCCTCTACCTCCGCGACGCCATCTGGAAGTGGCAGCGGCTGCGGCCCGAGGGATCCCTGAAGACCTACACCCCGGACGAGCTGCGCAAATACCAGTGGATCATCCGCGACATGCCGCGCGGGCAGTCCGCACGCATCGACAACCCCACCGGCGTCGTCCCGCTCATCGAGCTGGCGAACCGGCCGCGGCTGAAGTCCGAGCCTCTGAGCGAGGTCGCCGGCGCCGCGGCGATGCAGGACGCCATCAACGCGCTCTGGGCCTACCTGTTCACGGCTGCCGACTTCGCGGCGCTGCCCCAGCGTGTGGTGCTCAACGCGATCGCGCCGAAGATCCCCGTGCTCGACGCGGACGGCAAGCCGACCGGGGCATCCAAGTTCGTCCCGATCAACGAGTTCCTCGCGCCGGCGGCGATGGCGCGCATGATGGCGTTCGAGGGCACCGACGCCAAGATCGCGCAGTGGGATCCGGCGAAGCTGGACGCGTTCACCAACGCGATCGAGTTCGCTGTCGGCCACCTCGCGGCACAGTCCCGGACCCCCGCCCACTACTTCACCGGCAAGATCGTGAACGTGCCCGAGGGCGCGCTGATCGCACTCGCACAGGCGCACATCTCGAAGGTCCGCGAGCGGGCGGTGTACCACTCCGGTTCGATCAAGGAGATCGCCGCGACGAGCTACCTGATGCTGGGCGGTGCCGGCGCGGTGCCGAAGGCTGTGGCTGCCCGCGGTGGCCGCGTCATGTGGGAGGACTTCGAGCTCAAGCCCGAGGGCCAGATGGCCGACCTGGCGATCAAGCTCAAGCAGTCCGGCTTCTCCTTCGAGTACATCGCTGAGCGGTTCATCAAGGACCCGGTCGAGCTCGCCGAGGAGATCGAGCGCCACGACGCGGAACAGGCCCGGCAGGCCGCGCTCCTCGAGTTCGGCCCGAAGCCGTTCGCCGATCCCACGCCGCCTGACCCGGCTGCTCCCGTCCTCGGCGGATGACCGCGCCGGCCGTCGAGGCCGCTGCCGCTGGCGCCACGGCGCAAACCCTCTTCGCCGCGGTCCGCGCCGCGTATGTCGCCCGCCAGCTGCTCGCTCGCCGCGCGCTGCTGGCCACCCGGCGGGCGTGGCGGAACACGGACCCGTCTGCGATCCATGCCTCATGGCAGCACGGTGTCGGTGCGGCGATCCTGCAGATCGTCACCGGGGCTCAGGCTGAAGCGGCCGCGGCCGCCGACCTGGCAGTCGTGGCGATGCTCACCGCTCAGGGCTTGGACTTGGGTGAGGCCGCCGCCGTCCGACCGTCGGCGTTCGCCGGCGTCGCTTCGGACGGCCGCGACCTGGCCTCGCTGCTCGAGCTGTCCAACCTCGTCGCGCTTCGCCGCATCGGTGGCGGCGCGAAGGTGGAGGAGGCGCTGCGCAGCGCCGGGCGGTGGCTGGAAATGGTTGTCGGTACGCAGGTGTCCGACGCGTCGAGGATGGCGACGTCGGTATCGGTCACGGCCCGGCGCCAGGTGACCGGCTTCTATCGGGTGCTCAACCCGCCGTCGTGCGATCGGTGCGCTGCTCTGGCCGGGAAGTGGTTCCGCTGGGACGCCGGTTTCGAGCGGCACCCACGCTGCGATTGCGGTCAGGTCCCTGCCGGAGATGGATCCCTGGACAATCAGCCCTGGCTGTGGTCGCCGCGGGCGTACTTCGACTCGCTCAAGCCGGGCGAGCAGGATCGCATCTTCACTGCTGCCGGCGCGCAGGCGATCCGCGACGGCGCCGACGTCAGCCAGGTCGTCAACGCGCGGCAGGGCATGTACACCGCCAGCGTCGGCGGCCGGGAAGTACTGGCGACTCGTGCGGGCGCCACGGTGCACGGCGTTCGAGGCCTGCGGCTGATGCCGGAGCAGATCTACAGCATCGCGGGCGGCGACCGGGGCGAGGCGCTGCGGTTGCTCGGCAGCCATGGATACTTGCATGACGCGCCGGCCTTCAATGCCCGGGAGCCGGGGACTGGTTTGGCCGGCGCGTGATGCGCGGCTCGTATTGGAGGGGAGTGAAGCGG